AGAAAATGTTATGGACAGTTTCTCGTCACTTGGTTCTAAATATAATAATATATTTAAGAAAAGAGAATCTAAACCAGGATTTTCTACCTACACAAATGATAGTAATCAGTCCTTTGTGGCGGAATCGCCTGAAGAATCTGATAATTCAAAACAGTAATATGTAAATTAATTAGGATTTAAAATGAGCATTAAATCATTTAAAAGTACCGTAGAAAAGGCACGTCGGATTAATGAAGATGCTGCTACAGTGGTTGAACTAACTACTGAAATGAAGAAGACACCTACGACATTCTCATTTCCGCTAGAAGGTCTAAATTATGGCCAGCTAGTAACTGAGCTTCGTAGAGCGGTGTCACCTACAACTAAGGTTGAGCAGAGTGGTGATAATGTTGTTATCACTACGACCAATCCTACTGCCGCTACCAAAGCTCTAAAAGGCCTAGGTGTCTCAGTTAATGTTGAGGGTGAACTCTTAAACGACGTTCATACTCAGTAATCATGGATACTCTCAAAAATTCTATTTCAGAAATTTGGGAGAGCCAAGAAAATCAGATATATGATATTATCGAAGCCTCAGAAAATGAACCTTCTGAGGTAGATGGTAAATATATTTTAGCCAAAGTACGAGGTCCAGCATTCTTCCCAGAAACTACTAGTGGTAATAAAGTCTTTTATCCACAAGAAGCTTGGGAATCAGCAATAAGTGAGCCTGATTTTATCCGCAGACTAGATTCGCGTTTAGTTTATGGTACTATCGGCCACAATATTGAACTAACTGATGACACAATACGAGAAGGAAAACATTCCCATATCGTTACAAAAGTGTGGATTGATGAGGATACCAATATAGGTATGGCTGAATATCTGATCTTAAATACACCACCTGGTCAAGTTTTAAATACTCTCCTTAGAGCAAAATCTAGATTACGAGTATCTACAAAATGCAGTGGTAGATTTAAGAATGACACAAGCAGGAGTAATGCTAAAATCGTTGATCCTACAACTTTCGAGTTGGAACGCATCGATTTTGTTATTGATCCTGGTTATGTTAATGCTCTCCCAGAGCTTATTGAATCACTAAATGTATCATCAAATCCAACTAAGGACTTAAAAATGGATAATAATGACAAAGCTATTAGCATTCTGGAATCCCGAGTCAAAGAATTGACTACTGAAAAGGGTATTTCAGAAGCTAAGGTTGCTGAGTTAGTTGCAGAACTAACAAGCATCAAAGAATCACATGCAGCACAAACTGCTCTTCTAGAATCATACAAAGCAATCGGTACTGCTGCTGCTATTCATGAAGCTTATGCTGAACTCACCCAATATCAACGTATTGGTAGCGCACAAGAAATTCATGAAGCTCTGGAACAAGGTGAAGACACCTTGGATCAATTAGCTGGCACAGTTGCGGTTCTAACTGGTGAACTACAAGATAAAGAAGATGGCCCTAAGGTTGATGATTATCAAGACCTCGGTTCACCTGAAGAAGTGAAAAATGCTCTAGATCAGGCTTTAGATATTGCTAATGAGCTACAAGCTTATCGCGATCTTGGTAGCCCTGAGGAGCTTGCAGCTGTTGTTACTAATGCTGCTGAAATGACTACTGCTCTGGAAGCTCAAGAGAAAGATTCCATGTGTGGTAAGTATGGTATTACTCCTGATGTGCTTGAGAATCTTCTGTCACGAGGATTTAGTCTAGAAGAGGCTGATGATACTCTAGCTAAAATCAAGGGTGTTCCTGCTCCTGCTCCTGCTAATGCCCCGGTAGAGACTACTCCTGATGATATTGCACCACCAGTAGAAACCACTCCTGCTGATATTGCACCAACACCAGATGGCCCAACTCCGGATACTCCTCCACCGTCAGATTCAGAGGATGACGAGAAGAACAAGGAAGATAAAGTAAATGAATCGTTATCATCTCGCCTAATGCGTCAAGCCAGTCGCAAAACGGTTAAGACTCAAGTCAATGAGTCACTAGTCGCAAAATCATCATCTTTAGCAGCACGTCTGTTAGCTCGTAAGTAATTTTTAGGATAAAAACATGAACACTCCAGTTAAAACTCTAGCACAAATCAACGAAGCATCAGTTGATACTCAAGCCAATATCTATGTTGACAAGTATCAAGAACAAATTGATGTTTATGAATCAATGTCAATCAAGGCGAAAGTGAAAGAATCACTCTCACCTTATGAAGTTGTTGCTCTAGGTCAACAGCTTGACCAATTCTCAAACTACGCAACTTTCTGTGAGTCACAGGGTAACCTAGCCTCACTAGGTGCTATTCCTCAAGTTGCTCTTGATGTTATTACTGCATCAGTTGGCGCCTCAATCCTCCCACTACTGGCCTCAATCCAGCCAATGGCCGAGGAACATGGTATCGTCTACTACAAAGCTATGAAAGCTATGCAGACGAGCGGTGGCTACAATAGTGGCGACACTATTGATTCACCACTACAGCGTGACAATCCTGGTGATGGTACCCTGGGTGGTAACCGTAAGCTGGTTACTCTAGCCACTACCGTTGCTGGTACCAAGACCTACAGCGGTAACTTCGCTTCAGTCCCACTGCGTCCATATCGTATTGATATTAACGCTGCTGCTGCGGGCTTTGGTAAAGATGATGGTCAAGGTAATATCCTAGGCTTCGGCTTCTCAGGCACTGTTAATTACACGACTGGCGCTTACAGCATCACGTTTGCTGCTGATCCAGGTACTGGTGTTGCTGTCCAAGCAATCTATGACGTGGACGTTGACGCTGCTGCTAGCCTAGATAAAGTCCAGGCTGGTCTACAAACGAAAGATATTCGTGCTCAAATCTGGGCTCTAGCATCTGACGTTGGTGCTTTCACTAACTTCGCATTTAGCCAACGCTTCGGTCGTTCAGCTACTGATGAAGTTGCAGCTGACCTCACCAATGAGATCACCCGTACTCTGAATACGGCTGCTGTGAAAGCTATTTATGGTAACCTACCAGCTGGTTCAAATACCACCTGGAACCGTACTCCTGATGCAGGTATCAGCTATGCTGAACATAAGCTAACCTTCATCGATGCTATCGCATCCGGTGAAGCTGTTCTACATGCTCAGTCAGGTGCTGCTGGTGCTAACCGTTATATCTGTGGTAAAGTCGCTGCTCAGGTGCTACGTGGTATGCCTGACTTCGTTCAGGCTCCAGATGCTGCTACCGTTTCTATCGGCCTCTATGGCTACTACGACGGTGTGCCTGTCATCCGTGCTACTGGTGTTGTGCCTGATTCAGAAATGATTATGGTAAGCAATGCTGGTAATTACTTTGCTGCCCCTCTGGCATATGCTCCATTCATGCCACTAATGGTGACGAACACTGTTCAATCACCAAGCAACCCATTCCGTTCAACCACTGCAGCCGCAGTGTGGAGTGGTCTAACTCCTCTAGTTGGTAATCTAACCACCAAGGTTACCTTCGGCGCTTAATAGTTAGAAGTGCCTAATTACCCTCTTCACAAGAGAGGGTAATTGGATAACTTTTATTAACCAACACTGAAAGTATATTATGTTAAAAGTTACAAATACCACTAAAGACACCAACCTGAGTATCAATGGTCTAATTCAAGATCAGACTGTGTCTATTGCTCCAGGTGGCGTGGAATCATTTCAAGAAACACAACTGTCTCCTGGCTATCATTCTATTCTAGAACTTTTCAAAGATCATGTTCTTGTTGAGACTGTTGATGAAGAAGCTCTAGCTAAGGCTGAAGCAGCTGCTGCTGTAGAAGCTAAGAAGAAAGCTGATAAGGCTGCTAAAGCTGCTGAAGCAGCGGCACTTGCTGCAGCTGAGGAACAACGTAAGGCTGATGAAGCTGCTGCTAAAGCCAAAGCAGAAGAACAGACTAAAGAAGAGAAATAATCATGCATCCTGCTAATAAAATGCCTGGTTGCTATGGGCTTCATTCTATTTATGATAAGAAGCTTGCTGCTAAGAATAAAGTAGCAGAGTCAGTTCCACGTAAACAGCCTTCACTATTTGAGAATCTACGTAAGAAAACTTCTTCTCAAAAGGATTAATCGTGAATCTTCTACAAGCCGTTAACTATACCGCGAGTATACGCGATAAGCAGTATTCTACTGGTAAAGTTAATACAGTAGATTATCGTTATTTACCACGTGAGAAACAGCTTTATATTCAAGCGACCAATCGTTCTGCAGATAAAACTCGATTATATCGCACAACTATAGTGTTTGAAGGTATCACTAATTCTGATGTTCCTGATAAAAATCACCCTATCCCTTATTCATCTAAGGGTCAGGGTATTGAACTTTATTTAAAGACAATAATGGTTCGTGATCGTATTCGTACTCGTTGTCAATGCCAAGATTACTATTTTATGTGGGAATTTTGGAATAAGCAGAATAAGGCCTTAGTAGGCCCTCACAAAACTTACGTCAGAGTATCTCCACCAAGTGGTAGACCTCCAGTTAATCCTGCAGAAGCGCCAGGATTATGTAAACATCTTCTAGTGCTTATTAAGAAACTGATGGCTGATGGTGTGATCAAGAAAGATCAAGCTGTTTGGTCTTATCTTAATAGACCACCAAGGGTGCTAAGATGACTACAGCTAAAACTTTCTTATTAAAGTTAGAAGAAGCTCAAGGTCGTTTAGTAAAAGAAATTGCTATTCGAGACGGACGAAAACAAGTAGTTTATAGTCGTGAATATCCTACAGAATGTCCTGAAGGGTATAAAAGGGATAACGAAACAGGTGCTTGTGTTAGAATGTCCGCCGAAGAACGTAGAAATAGATCTAAAGCTGCAACCAAGGCAGCAAATAAATCTTCAACAAAACGTAATAAAGCTATTTCTATTAATCGACGAAAATCATTAGTCCATCAAAATTAAATTATGAATAAAGCACAGAAGCTAATGGAAGCTTTAAATAAGCTTCCACCTAA